CAGATCGTTTGCTCGTACCAGTGCGCCAGCGCCGTCGGCAAAGAACAGACCAGAAAAGCTCGCGAAACCGCGCAACGTAAGGCGCAATCCCTTCAGCGCGCCGCTGAGAAAAAAGAACGCGCCGCCTGGCGCCAGCGGAAAGCCGCGGTTAAGCCGCTGAAACACTGGATTGACTTGACGCAGCGCGCCGTAAATGACATTTGCCGCGAAACCGAACTGGCAGAAGGACTCGGTTGCATCTCCTGTGGAACGAAGACGGCGTTCGCATGGCATGCAGGCCATTACAGGACTACGGCCGCCGCGGTGCATCTGCGCTTCACTCGCTTCAACATCCATCTTCAGTGTGATGTCTGCAACGTCTACAAATCAGGGAACATCGAAGCATATCGTACCGCGCTGGTTGAGCGTTACGGTGAGGCGGCGGTGCTGGCACTCGAGAACAATAACACCCCGTACCGCTGGACGGTCGAGGAGCTGAAGAAAATCAGGCTCGCGGCTCTGGCGGATCTGCGTGCGCTAAAAAAGCTGGAGGCCGCATGAAACCAGAACTGATCGAGATACTCCGCATGCGCTGGCAGCGCCTCCGCATTTACCGCCGTCCGGGGTCGGTGTTGGTTGACTACCGCATCCTGCGCAATTTTGTTCGTATTTATCAGTTCACAGGATTTACTCAATGAACACTCAATACCTCCAGTATGTACGTGAGCAGCTAATGGTAGCGACAGCCGATTTAAGCGGGGAGACTAAAGGGCAGCTTTTGGCCTGGCTGGAGAACGCGCAATTCGACACGAAAAACTATCCCCGAAAAAAACAGCGTATCTGGGACGAGGAAACAGAAAGCTGGATAACGTTAAATAACCCGCCAATCCCCGGCAAGCAGTCGCTGGCGAAAGGAAGCGCTATCCCGCTGGTGAAGCCTGTGGAATATTCCACTGCCTCATGGCGCCGGGCGGTTCTTTCACTCGATGAACACTACAAGGCGTGGTTGTTGTGGAATTACAGTGAGAATACCTGCTGGGAACACCAGGTCGAAATAACACGTTGGGCGTGGTGCGAGTTCAGACAGCAGCTTGCAGGGAGGAAGATGGCTGGCAAGACAGTGGAACGGCTGAAGAAACTTATCTGGCTTGCAGCGCAGGATGTCAAATCTGAATTAGCCGGGCGTGAGGTTTATCAATATAAAGATTTAGCGGGCCTGGTAGGCGTTAGCGAAAAGAACTGGTCAGAAACCTTCACCAGACACTGGCTGACCATGCGCACGATATTTCTGCGTCTTGATCAGGCGTCTCTTTTGAGTGTATCGGATTCGCGTTCGGAACAGGTGGCTTTCAACCTATACGCACTTAATTGACACAAAGAGTTATCCGGGGCTATATTCCCAGTACGCCAGCAAAATCTGGCGTCGGGATTGGCGTCCCGGAATTTCACCGCGACAGAGACACGCCGCGAGCGTGTTTTTTGTTGTCGTTTGTATACGCGCATCTGAATTATGGTGGGGCGTATGGGGGAGCCGAAAGGCTCGCCGGTCGGTGATCCGGTTACGCCAACCCTGTACGTCTCACCACCCAATCCGATTGGCGTCGGCGGTGGTGATAAACAAAACAATCACCGGAGGGCGTCATTATGACCACTCAAATCTCTGTCGAAACTCTTTCCCCGATTATCCATAACCAAATTCCCGTTATTACTACCGAACTTTTGGCGCAGTTATACGGCACAAAAATCAAAAACATTTCTGATAACTTTCTGAACAACACCACGCGATTCGTTGTAGGAAAGCATTTCTTTAAAATTGAAAAAAGCGAATTACGCGAGTTCAAGAACAGACCCGAAACAATCGGGTTAGTTGGTAAAAATGCCCGTTCCCTAATCCTCTGGACAGAACGCGGCGCTGCCCGCCACGCTAAAATGCTCGAAACCGATCAGGCATGGGAAGTATTCGAGAAGCTGGAGGATTGCTATTTCAACCAGAAGCAACCTGTTTCAGCACGTCAGTCCCATCCCGCGATTCCATTTCCGAAAGAACGGCGTTTCATTGTAACGGTGTCCCCTGACGGTACTGTTGATACCCAACCTCTGCCTGACGACGTATTTATCGGCAAAGTATCGAGCATATTAAGTGACCTTCGCCAGATGGGGTGGATAATCATCAAACGTGACCGGCTGGTTGAGACACTGGCGACGTGGTGATTGCAAAACTGGATTAAAACGGCTATATTTTATGTAAATCTGATATCGTCGCCATAGCTTCAATCGTCGACCAAACAAATTCAAGCCCGAGGTTAACGCCTTGGGCTTTTACTTTTCTGGGGGGAATACATGAAAATTTACGCATGCCACTTTCACCCTAATGGTTTTTTCATTAGCACTGAGGCTCAGCATGATTTCTGGTTTTTCCTTGGTCCACTAATTGGATGGGGGCGATTCTCTATGATCCGCTCCGACAAAGAATTCACACCGAGCGGAGGAATTTTTCAATTATCGGAAGTGCTGCCGGCAAATTCAGAACCCCCTTCGTCAGTAATTGAAGGGTCAAATGTTTTATGGCATCTGACGGAAGCTCTCGAAGTTTTGAAATCAGCCCGGATTTTTTCTCATCAGGAAGATTTGCAACACGAATGATATCTTCCAGGGCGGTGATAGTACTGTCATGAAATTTAACTGTCTGAACATTGAGGATCGCTCCAAGCCCACCGTCATCGCGGATAAAGTCAATGCCTTTATGGGTTATCGCCGGACGGTTCACCAGGTGATATCCAACAGCGCCTTCTTGTAATCCGCTAAATATAAGCCCATGCTTTTCCAGATACAGAAGGTTTGCTGTAGTGACTTTTTCATCGGGAAAAGACGATAAAAGTTCTTCGAGTTGTTCATTTGTTAATTCTTCAGGATAGGCATCGTATAAACCCTGAAGAAAGAGGCGTTGCCTGGGGCGATCGAATTTATCCATTTATGCATTCTCTTGTCTGATGGGATTATTTTTGGCGATTTAACAGTATCAAATACAGGGTATACGCCGCCAGACGCTATCTGGCTCATATTCACAGGCTGCGCTATTGCGCGGCCTTTTCTTTTTCCACTTACCCGACATCCGGGTAGTCCATTTCCCGGACAGGGGAAGTTATGACAATGGATAAACATACGACATGGCTGGCCTACCTGTGGGCGTTTATCAGTGGACTGTTTGCTCAATGGACGCTGAATGACTACGGCGCGTTGATTGGCATCATCCTCGGTATCGGAACGTTTCTGGTTAATCGCCACTACAAACAGCAATCCGCGCAGGCGCAGAAAGACCAGGTGGCAGCGATGGAGAAGCGTAATCAGATACTGGAGCAACTGGCCAGCAGGCCGGACAGTTCGCTGAAATCGCTGGTACTCACCGCAGAAGAACCGGAGGGAAACGATGGCGCTAAGGACGAAAGTTAAAGCCCTTCTGGCTGGTGGCGCGAGTGCAATAGTGATAGCGGCAGCGCTGCTTGGCGGTCATGACGGTCTGGAAGGCAGGCGCCACGAACCTTATCGTGACGTGGTGGGCGTACTTACCGTATGTGATGGGCATACGGGAAAAGACATTATCCCCGGCAAACGCTACACCGATGCGGAATGTGATGCGCTACTGAATAAAGACCTTGCGCTGGTGGCTGCTCGCGTAGATCCACTGATTAAGGTCAGTATCCCGAACAGCGAAAGAGCCGCGCTCTACTCCTTTGCTTACAACGTTGGTACTGGCGCGTTTGCCAGGTCAACCCTGCTGAAAAAACTCAACGCCGGCGACCGCGCCGGAGCCTGTAACGAGCTTAAACGCTGGACGTATGCAGGCGGTAAGCAGTGGAAAGGGCTGGTAACGCGTCGCGAGATTGAGCGCGAGGTGTGTACGTGGGGGCTGAAATGAACCGCATAAGCACGGGCGTAATAGCCTCATTGTTGATTGTGGTCGCGGCGCTGGCATGGGCAACAGACCATTACCACAGTAACGCGGTACGGTTCCGGCAGCAGCGGGACACCGCCACTCACAACCTGAATCTGGCGAACGAGACTATCAGTGATATGCAAACGCGCCAGCGTGACGTTGCCGCCCTTGATGCCAGATATACAAAGGAATTAGCCGATGCACAGACCAGGAATGCTGATTTGCAGCGCCGCCTTGCTGCTGGTGGCCGGGTGCGCGTCGAAGGACGTTGTACAGTGCCAGCCAGCACCGAAACCGCCAGCACCAGCCGCGTGGGCAATGCTGCCACCGTCGAACTCTCTCCAGGTGCTGGACAAAACGTTCTCGATATCCGCGCCGGGATCATCAGCGACCAGGAAAAACTGAAGTATTTGCAGGAGTACATCCGGACGCAGTGCAAATAAAAAAAATTCCCCGCAGGAGGGAAAACGGAACTGGCCTGCAGGGTGTCATAAAGAGCACAAAATGTCTTATAAGGGGATATACGGACATATGTCGCATACCATGGTACTGAAGAAAAAGACCTCATGTATCAACGCAGCGTAACCAGACGCTAAAAACTGGTACACCTCATGAAAATAACCCAGTGGCTGAAAAGCCTCGTCCATACGGAGCAAAGAGAAATGCCGGATATGAAAGATATCGTCACCGACGACATGGTGAAAAACGCCCTCAAATCAGACACGGTAACCACCACGGTTAAAACGCAGATTAAATCTACTCTGGATCAGCAGATTGACGCCGCTGTAGATACCGCATTGACCGATATTCTCGGTAGTGATGATGATAATCCGGTTACGCAGTAGGTGAGATCAGGCATTACAGCAGCCCTTCAGTGAGGGGCTGCGATAATGGTTAATCACAGGGAACATAATCATGGCAAAACCGGACTGGGGAGCACTGCAACACCAGTTCCTCGCCGAGCATGCTAAATCCGGTATATCCCCAAAAGACTGGTGTGAAGCGCAGGGACTGAATTACGCTACAGCCCGCCGTTACATCAAGAAACCGACTGCGCAAAGTGCGCAAAAAAATGCGCAGAAAAAAATGCGCACTGCGCAGGCAAAAAAAAGCGCAGAAAAACTTCTTAATAGTGAACTCACTCCCCAACAAAAACGCTTTGTCGCTGAATACCTCATAGACCAGAACGCAACAGCCGCAGCCGAACGCGCTGGTTACAGTGATGCAAGTTACGGAAGACAGCTCCTCACAGTACCTCACGTTGCGCAGGCAATTGCGCAGCAGCAAAGAGATTCACTTGTGCGCACTTTGGCGAGTGCAGATGAAGTACTCGAAAAGATGTGGCAACTCGCCACATTCGACGCTAACGAAATTTCTCAATATCGCCGGGGGTGTTGTCGTTACTGCTGGGGATTTGGCTATCACTATCAGTGGCGTGATGTGGTCGAGTTCACAGAGCAAAAGGAAAAAGTCGCAGGAAAAGAGGGCGCGAAAGAACCGGACGATGCTGGTGGATACGGCTACAACCACAACCGCGAGCCTAACCCTGATTGTCCCCGATGTAATGGTGATGGTGTAGGACGACCTCATTTCGCTGATACCACCAAACTGTCCCCGATAGCCCGCCTTGCTTATTCCGGTACGAAACTGGTGAAGGGCGGTATCGAGATATCGACCATCAGTCGCGAAAAAATGTTTGAAGCGATTATGCGGCGCCTGGGGCTGGCTGAATCCGAACTGGCGCAACGGCTGCTGGATCTGGAAATCCGAAAACGCACCGCCGAAGCTGAACGTCTGGAACAGGAAGTTGAGCTTAAGCGTAAAGGCAAGGGCAAAGACGACGAGCCGACAGTGGTCATTAAACTGGTGAATTCCCCTGATGGCGACTGAACATGTTATAGAGTTCCTGCCGTTCCATGCAGGGCAGAAGAAAATTTATCGTTCTCCGGCTAAGCGAAAAGTTATCCGCGCTGGTCGCCGCTTCGGTAAAACCACCATGCTTGAACAGGCGGGCGGTAACTGGGCGGCGCGGCAGATGCGCGTAGGCTGGTTTGCGCCGTCCTATAAAATCCTGCTGCCGTCGTTTAAGACCATCCGTGATCTGTTAAAGCCGATCACGATTAGTTCCAGTAAGACCGATTCGATTATTGAACTGATTGGCGGCGGTCTGGTTGAGTTCTGGACGCTGGATAACCCCGATGCCGGGCGTTCCCGTAAATATCACAAAGTCATTATTGATGAGGGCAGTCTCGTCAAAAAGGGCATGAGGGATATCTGGGAACAGGCCATTGAGCCGACGCTGCTCGACTTTGACGGCGATGCGGTGATGGCCGGTACGCCGAAAGGCGTTGATGACGAGAATTTTTTCTATCAGGCCTGTAATGATAAATCGATGGGCTGGGAGGAACATCATGCGCCGACTGCGGCTAACCCGACAATTAATCCGGCGGCGCTGGCCCGAATTATCGATGGTCGCCCTCCGCTGGTGGTTCAGCAGGAATACAACGCTGAATTCGTGGACTGGCGCGGGCAGAACTTTTTCAAGCTCGACTGGTTGCTGGAGAACGGCGCGCCTGTTGATTATCCGTTTTCCTGCGATACGGTTTATGGTGTCGTTGACTGTGCGCAAAAGGGAAAACTCCAGAACGACGGATCCGCGTGTATCTGGTTTGCGCTGGATAACCTGCCGTCGCCACACCTTATCATTCTGGACTGGGACATTATCCAGATTGACGGGTATTTCCTGAAAGACGTTGTGCCGCAGTGGGAAGGTAAAGCTAAACACCTTAGCGAAATCTGCCGCGCCCGTATGGGGCCCACAGGCCTGTTTATTGAGGATAAGGCAACCGGCATCACCCTGTTACAGCAGGGCGCTAACGAGGGCTGGAACGTCCACCCTGTCGACAGTGAGTTAACGTCACTTCCCAAAGAATCCCGCGCCATCAACATTTCTGGTTATGTGGCGTCCGGGAAGGTACGCATTTCTAAATACGCCTTTGACAAAATCGTTGAGTACAAACAGTCGAAGAAAAACCATCTTCTGACGCAGGTACTCCAGTTCATCATTGGTGAAGAAAACCAGGACGACGATCTGTTTGACTGCTTTAACTACGGCGTCGCGCTTGGTCTTGGTAACGGAGAGGGGTTCTGATGCAGGACGACGACGATATTTGCATGGGCAGCAATGCTGGCGTCCTCAGCAAGATTCTGGAGGGCGGGAGCATTGAACCCGGCGCGCAGGCGGGTTATGAGCTCTGCAAGCTGATTTATTTGTTTCATCCGCTGGGCGGAAAGATGGTCGACCGCCCGATAAAACTGGCGATGTCGGAACCGCGAACTGTACATGTTACTCGTGGACCTGAAAGGCGCCTGCGTGAAGCTTTCGAGCGCGAGTGGAAAGCGATTAAAGCCGATCGCATCATTGCCAATACAGCGCGCCAGTCCCGAATTTACGGTGTTGGCGCTGTGGTGATGCTTGTCGACGGAGAGCCAACGAACGAAGCTGCTGAGTTTGAGTCGCTGTATAAAAAGTCCATCACTTTTAACGTGCTGGACCCGATGAATACTGCTGGCTCAATTGTGATGAATCAGGATCCAAATTCCGCTGACTTTCAAAAGGTCGGGAATGTAACAGTCGCCAGTAAGCCATATCACCATAGCCGGTGCTGTGTGATGATGAACGAGGATCCGATTTATCTGGCCTACACGCCATCATCATTCGGCTTTGCCGGGCGCAGCGTTTATCAGCGCGCGCTGTATCCGCTGAAATCATTTATTCAGTCCATGCGCGCTGACGACATGGTGACGATTAAAGCCGGACTGCTGGTGGCGTTCATCAAACAGGCCAGCTCTATCGTCAATAACATGATGCAGAAAATGTCCGGCATTAAGCGCTGGATGCTGAAACGCGGTGGCAATGGTGATGTATTGCAGGTGGGGGAACACGACAAAATTGAATCTCTCGACATGCAGAACCTGGAAAAACCGCTTGATACCGCCCGTAATCACATTCTGGCGAATATTGCGACGGCGGCAGACATGCCCGCGATTCTGCTCAACAGCGAGACGTTTACGCGCGGATTTGGCGAAGGTACCGAGGATGCAAAAGCGGTTGCCCAGTATATCGACGATGTGCGCAAAGATTTACAGCCGCTGTATGATTTTTTTGTTCGCATCGTTCAGTACCGGGCGTGGTCGCCTGAGTTTTTCGAGGCGCTGAAAAACGATTTGCCGGAATACAAAAGCATCAGTTGGGAGGCGGCTTTCAGTTCCTGGGTGAACAACTTTGATTACGTCTGGCCGTCATCGCTGAAAGAGCCTGAAAGCGAAAAAGTTAAAGTCGATGAAACACGCTTTAAGGCGATTACTGAGATGTTGACTGTGCTGTTGCCACAACTCACCAAAGACCCGCAAAACAGGGCGACACTCATTAAATGGGCCTGTGAGAACGCCAATATGAACGAAAACCTGTTTGCGGATCGTCTGGAACTGGATTACGAGCAGCTTGAACAAAATCCGCCGGATGTAACACCGCCTGGTGAGGGGAATTTTGATGAACTCCTTTCTGAAAGAGCTGCGTGACGCGATTAAATTCTTTCTGGAACATGGTTACAGCAGTGAAGAAAGTCTGATTATGTGGACTGAGCGCCTGCGTAATGCCACTGAGGATAAAATCGGCGGCGATGATTTTTACAGATATGTGTCCCGGCGTCTGACTGCTGCTTACGATCTGGAAGTTGGCCGGGAGAGGGCGCTTAAGCGTCATCCTGGCGTCAGCCGTTTCACACTGAATTATCTTGAACCAAAACTGCGGGCAGAGCTGGACAGGCGGATTATGGCTTCTGCCGACCTGATAAAGCTGAACCGTACACAGGCTGTTGACCGGACAATTCAGCGTTTCAGTGGCTGGGCAACCAGCATTCCTCCCATTACATCGATAAGTCCCGGTTTATCCGCTTCATCGCGTTCTGGCGTGGTTGCCACAAGCCAGCATATCGCCAAATCAGCGCGGCAGATTGATTTTGAACGGCGCCGCGTGATGGTGGACCAGACACATAAGCTGATTGCCAATATCGATAACATCATTGCGACCGATGGCGGGGCGATTGCGGCGGTGTGGCACAGCCACTGGCGCCAGCCCCATTATGACTATCGGGAACCACACAAAGACCGCGACCTGAAAACCTATGCGATACGCGGTAACTGGGCGTTGAAGAAAGGATTTATGAAGGCGGGGCCGGCTGGCTATCTCGATGAAATCACTCAACCGGGCGAAGAGGTATTTTGTCGTTGTTACCTGACATATATCTACAACGTGCGCAGTCTGCCGGATGAAATGAAAACCGAGAAATGGCGAAAATTTACTGAGGGGAATATGTCAGTCGGTCGCCGAACAGCAAATTTTGAAGGCTTCAGAAACGGAGGATAAGTGAACACCTACGCTGCCGGGATCCTGTTTAAGTCTGGCGGGAAAATATTTCTGGTTAAGCGTGGGGATGATGGTTCGTGGGCGGTACCGGGCGGAAAACTCGAAGAGGGGGAGACGCCTGAAGCCGCGGCAAAGCGTGAAGTGCTGGAAGAATGCGGGTTTGATTATTCCGCACCGCTGACGCCTCATACCCTGATTGATGGCTATGTTACCTACCTCGCTGATGATGCTGAGCAATTCGACGCGGTACTGAACGATGAAAATCAGGCCTGTGGCTGGTTTTCTCCGGATGAACTGCCGGAACCGTTGCATCCCGGCATGGTGGCAATGCTTGATGCCGAACCACTCAATGAAAAGGACGTTGCCGGGCTTATTGCCGACGGGCAACTCACATCCCCGCAGTTTTTCAGAAATATGTACCTGTGGGCGCTGCGTATCACCGGAACGGGTGTTACCTGGCGTTCTAAGTTCAGGCAATACGCTTACCGTTCTCCCGAGAATTACCTCACTGATGATTTCCTCGCCCGGTGCTCTGGCCTGCCGGTGATCTGGCTGCACCCGGAGAAAAACACGCTGAACAGCGAGGAGTACGCCGCGAGGACTATCGGTGCGATTGCATTTGCCTGGATCCAGGGTGATGAGGTGTGGGGAATGGCCCGCATCTACGACACTGACGCCGCCACGATTCTTTCAACGCGGCAAATGAGTACATCCCCCACGGTGACGGGCGGCGATGACGTTCTGATCAACGTCGACGGCGAGCCGCTGCTGCTGGAGGGGACCCCTGTTTTACTGGACCACCTGGCTATTTGTGAGCAGGGCGTCTGGGACAAGCTGGGGGAACCGACGGGAGTTAAATCCGACACACTTTTGAACGAGGTCCAGAAAATGGATGAAGAAAAAGTATTAGCACTCATTAACCAGGCGCTGGACGCTCGCGAAGCCCGCGCAAAGGCCGACGCCGAGGAAAAAGCAAAAGCAGATGCTGAAGCAGCAGAAAAGGCGAAAGCTGATGAAGATGCCGCCCGTCTCAAGGAAGAGGAAGAAAAGGCGAAGGCTGACGCCGAAACAAAGGCCAAAGCGGACGCGGAGGCAGAAGAAAAAGCCAAAGCGGATGCCGAACTGGAAAAAATCCGCGCAGACATGGAAGAAATGAAAAGTCGTGTACCGCAGGAACTCAGCGATGAAGAGCGCAATGAAATCGCTGATACCCAGTGTAAGGCCGACAGCGTGTTTGCTTCATTTGGTGAGCGCGCGCCGCAGCCGATGGCGGGAGAACGCGCTATGCCATACCGCCGCCGCATCATGACTCGCCTGCAAAAATATTCTTCAGACTATAAAGAAGTGGATCTGCATGCCATCGCAGACAGCCAGCTCCTGAGTATTGCGGAGAAAAAAATCTATGCCGATGCGCAGGCATCAGCGGCATCCAGTCTGGAGCCCGGTGCCGGGTTACGTGAAGTCATCCGCACCGACGCCACCGGACGCCGTATCAGTACCTTTATCGGCGATCCGTCCGCAACATGGGCACCGTTCCAGGCCGTCAGCCGCAAAGTCGCTGGCATCAAACAGTAATCAACCGGAGAACAATAAACATGGCGAGTGCATTGTCAGTTAATCCAATGCAGACCACTAACGCGCGCGGCACGTTCTACGCGAAATCTGATGGTCTTATCCAGGGCGTGGCGCTGGACGATCCGGCGGCACGTTATGCGCTGGCATCCGGTACCCTTGCCAGTGATGAAATAAAACCTTTGTGGGGCGGACTGCCGGTTAACGAACTTGTACCGGGCGCCTCTTCTGCACCACGTGGCAGCATTATCAAACGCGCAGCCAGCCTTTCACAACTGGTGGGCTTTTCCGTGTTCAACCAGGCACACAACGGCCTGACCACGCCGCAATCCCCGGTACCGCTTCTCCTCAGCAATATGAGCGTGTCGTTTTATCGCCTGGGCTCAGGAATGCGTGTTCCGGTCAAAGCCTCTGATGCCGTGATCTCTCTGGCCAGCGCGGGGATTTCTGTTAATCAGCCGCTGGTGTGGAATTTTGCGGAGGATTGTCTGGATGTGTTCAGCACTGCGGCGGCAGATGTGGCTACAACCGCTATTACCTGGACTGCGCCTACCGCAAATTTAGCGGGATTTGCGACCGCGACGACTGCCAGCGCGCACGGCCTGAAAGTGGGCGTTTATGTGGATATTACGGGCGTGGCTCCTGCTGCATATAACGGCATTGTTCAGGTGCTCAGTGTTCCTACGGCAACCACATTCACCTTTACCCCGGTTTCAGTGCCTGCGGGCAATGCAACCACTCAGGGAACGGTAGGCGCGGCAAAAGTGCAAGACGTTGCCCTTCCGGTAAAAATCATCGAAATGCAGATGGGTAACAGCAAAACCGTTTCTTACGATTCGGCAACGGGTTTTGCTACCTGGAACGACAGCGGAAACGCTGCGGTAATTCTGCTGTAATCAGGAGAGGCTAAGAGATGCCAGCTATTACACCCGCTTATCAAATTGTAAATCCGTCGTACATCATGCCGGAAATGATCCTGTCATATCAGCAGGCATCTGGTGCGTTTTCTGTCATGGCAAGCGGTAACCCGCTGGTTCGCCTGGCAGACGGCGACCAGTACGTTTATATGAAACGCCTGGATATTCGCACTCAGGTCACCTCAAGCCAGTCAGGTAACGCCAACCAGTTACCCTCTGTGGCACTGGAGGCGCGAATGGTCAGCACGCCGACATATATGTTCCGTGCCCGCGCCATTTACGATCATCACGATATGGCCGCAGCGGGGAACTGGGGGATTGCGCTTCCGGAAGCCCAGCGACTCGGTACCCGGCAGGCGATTTTTCAGCAAATGCGTAACGCGCTGCTCTATGGAATGAACCCGGCGGGCGGTGAGGGGGTACTGAACACCAACGGTGCGACCACTATCAGCCTGCCGGCCGACAGCCGCGGGAACACTACCGTACTTACTTACGATCATGGCGAAATGGCGGTATTCCTGCTGGCGCAGATTCAGGCGATCCGCACCCGAACTATGCAAATGGGCCGGGCGTCACGCATGGTTATCCTCGGACCTCAGCGCACGCTGGGTACCATGGAAATGCAGCAGATCGTTCAGTTGACCAGTTACCAGCGTCCGGGCGGTGGTACTTCCACGGTGAAAGGCACCGTTAATGGTGTGGGGGATGATGCTGATTGTGAAATTGAATGGGGTTATGACGATACGCTGATTGGTGCCGGGGCAAACGGAACGGATGCGATCGTCATCGCCATGCCGGAGGTCGAGCGCCCTGAGGTTAACGCGAAAATCAACACCAACGAATTCGCCAGACTGAGTCCGTCACTGGAAGCCACATCACTGATGCTGTGCGACATGGCGGCACCGCGTGAAATTCCCACCCCGATTGCGGGCGGGGCGATCGATGTGCTTTCCGAACTGCGTTCCACCTCTGGCTGGGTACTTCGCCCTGAAGCGCTGACTATCATTTCGATGAAGTACAGCGATTAATTTTCCCTCGCTGATTTCCCTGCGTGCCGGAGGGTGCGCGGGGATTTTTTACCCAGGAGTAAACATGAAACTGTACATCGCCAACACCACCAAACAGCGCCACGATTTCGCCTGGCGCAAGCCGGAGACGGGACGTCTTGTTTATCACCCGATTAATGCAGGCTCTCAGGCCGTTGTCATTGACGGTACCCGCGCCGAAATCGACCTTATTATTCAGCAGCACGCCGATTATGGTCTGATTGATGCGACAAAAATCGACCAGAACCGTATTTATATCGGGTTGTGTTACAGCATTGATAAGCCGGTGTCGTCGAAGGTTATCGAAAAGGCCATGCGGGATAACGATGGTCACCTGAACCGTGCAGCGCACGATCGCCGTCAGGCTTCCGTACTGGCAACAAATAACGCACTCACTGAGCAGGAAAACGGCTATCTCGGTGAGCTGGAAGTCAGTGCAGAGCAGCGACTGAATGCCACCGATGACCGTGACGAAACAGCGTTTGTTGATGAAACACTGGCGGTTAACACGGGAACTAAAAAGAAAAAATAAGCGGGGTGTGTCATGCCTGAACTGGCCGGATTTATCCTGTTTATCCGTAATACGATGGGAGTTAATGCCGACGCGTTAGCCGATGACGATCCGGCCGTTAGTCTCTCCTGGTCAATGTCCCTGGACTGGGTGAACCGGCAGATCGCCTGTATCAGCCCGGTTCTGTATTCGCAGGCTGTTTATAACCTCGCGGCCTCCTTTCTGCTTAACTTCGGTCCTGAAGTCGCTTTCGGTCCGGTACGCGAAAAACTGGGTATCAACAATTTTACTGCTGGCGTTATCAGCGCCTCTTCCGACGAATCAACCAGTCAGACGCGGGTTGTCAGTGATGCACTGAAAAACCTCTCTCTTGCAGATCTGCAACAACTCAAAGACCCGTATGGTCGGTGGTATCTGGCAATTGCGCAGCAGTACGGCGATTTGTGGGGGCTGACGTGAAACTGCATCTGGGCGTGATGGATATTCCCTATGAAAACGAGAATACGACTACTGGCGATGTGGCCGAAATTCTTGAAGGGAAATACCGGATCATGCAGACGTTCTTTGACCGCCACGGCGAGGAAATTGCACAGATGATGAGTAATGACCTTGCCGCCGGTCTCGAAAATATGCTCGCAGGCGCGCCGCTTCCTGCGGATCCCTTCGCGGAATCCATGTCACAGGTGCATCACCTCTTTGTCGCTTTCCTTGATAACGAGGAGATGAACGGCACAGAAGGTGTGCCTACTGCCCGCGCACTGGAGGGGATTAGCAAGCGTTTTAAAAACAGGAAAGGGGAACCGCGGCCCTCTTTTATCGATACCGGTATGTTTCAGGCGTCAATGCGCGCCTGGGTAAGTGGGGTGCTGAATGCCTTCCCTCAGTGAACTCTCTCAGGCTAAAACGGAACTCAATGCGTCGCTGGTGCAGGGGCTGGATGATATCAGCCGTTCGGCATCTGTTACGTTTACTAAATATGTCCGGAAAGTGCTTCCCCTTGATGGCTTTGTTTTCTGGGTGAAGGCGTCAGTTCTTGCGGATGATCCTGATACTGAACCGGATACAAAGGAGGTAAAAGGCTATCTGCACCTGACTACTGAATCTATCCAGGATGAAGAACAGCTCTACGATAAAAATGTGGTGACCTTCACCGCGCAGGCCGATATTGATCCGTTTAATGATATTGGTTCTGAGGTGCTTTATATCGGGGAGTTTTACGGCATTCAGTTTGCTTTCTCGCGCCGTTCCGGGCTGAACGAACCAGCGAACATTTACCATTATACCGGACATGCCATTTATCCGCATATGATGTCGCAGATTATTAATTCTGCCGACGATATCGATCTTGCGGATGTGGTGGTTTCCAACTCATTACCGATCTGGCTCTCTCTGAGTCATTTCATGCCGATGTACCCGGCAATGCTTTCCGTGCAAAACCTTGCGCCGCCCTACGCTACAGTGAAATGCGGAGAACCGATCCCTGTGGCCGGAGCCTTCTGTCTCGACGAGAAGCAGAACCAGTATCAACTGGTTTCTGAGGACGTGACACTCACCGTGACAGGGCTGCGTAATGCTGCCGTTGAGGATTTTCTGCGCTATGTGCAGGACTACACGCTCAGCGATAAAGCCGAAATGGGCGTAATGAATATTCCTGTGATACAGGATGAGCGCGTCACGCAGAACGAGCTCAACATTATCGCCATGCGGAAAAAGGTCAAATTCAAAGTTAATTACTACCAGCAGCGGATGAGGAACGTCGCCCGCAGGCTGATCACGTCTGCAATTCCGTCCATTTATGTGGAGAAATAATCCAAATGGCAATAGTAAATATTAATGTGTCGGTGACCAGTCCGCCGAAACCCTCCCAGTTGTTAAAGTCAGGCGCTCTGGTATCAACCGGGGGAACCACGCTGGCGGCGGGGAGTTATCAGTTGCTGACGTCCAAAGACGATCTAAAAAATATCGTTGCGCCAGCAAAAGCTATTTCTTCGCTTGCGTGGGCCGGGAATACCGTCACGGTGACTCTTTCAGAAAATCATGGCTGGTCCATTGATGAAACGATCCCTGTTGTGATTTCTGGTGCTGCGCCTGCTGCTTATAACGGGGCATTTACAGCGTCTGTGACAGGCGAAAAAACGTTTACTTATCCCCTGAACAGTGATCCCGGTACAGCAACGGTTACAGGTACCGTAACGTCTGTTGCCGCCGGAGAACTCCAGCAGATGAACACCACGTACTGGGCACAGGGGACCAGCCGGGCGGTTTATGTCCTTGAGCTGGGTGAGATGAAGGTAAAATCTGCGGTTGCGGCCCTTGGTACGTTCATTGATGAAGATACTTCTCTGGGAAACACATACCAGAAATTTTTCTCTTACCTTGTGCCGAGGGAATGGGACGCCGAACCGACCTTTAAAACGCTGGCGAACAATTACACTTCGCCCGGCGCGCTGGTGAAATTTTTCGTCACCACCACGATTGCGACGTACCAGGAATGGGTATCCGGCAAATATCCGAATGTCTTTGCCGGGGTTGAGGCGCCGTCAATTGGCGCAACTGAGTTCTCGATGGCGGCACCGTTCCAGTCCTCACTGGCAAACGATCCGGGGTCATCAAACATGGTCCCGCCGATGGCGTACCGCTTTATGTATGGCGTAACGGAGTATCCGCCGGCAGGTAATGGTACGTTGCTGAAAACCCTGCAGGATAACCATATCAACTATATCGGCACGGCGGCAGAAGGTGGCCTGAGCAATAAAATGCTGGTGGCCGGTCACATGCTTGACGGTATGCCGTTTAACTACTGGTACTCGGTGGCATGGTGTGCAATCAACCTTGAGCTGGATCTGGCGAATGAAGTGATTAACGGTTCTAACACTACTGTTAACCCGCTTTATTACGATCAGCAGGGAATTGGTCGCCTGCAACGGCGCGCTTTGAAAACTCTCCGTTCCGGTATCAGTTACGGGCTAATTCTCGGTCAGGTGATTGATACGCAACTCACGCAGGAATCGTTCAACGCGGAATATGAAAAAGGCTCTTATGCCGGGAACGCGGTCATCAACGCAGTACCGTTCGCTGACTATACCAGCCTGAATCAGTCCGATTACGCCGATGGAAAATATAACGGCCTGAGTGCGGTTGTCACCCCGCGTCGTGGTTTTGAGTCCATCACTTTTAATCTCAACGTGACCAATTTTGTGGGGGCGTAATAAATGCCAAATCCATTAGTACCGCAGGGCTTTCTTAACCGTGTCAGGGGTGCGGTGACTGTCACGGATATTCCGGCGCTGAATGTCACCGCGTCATTTCTGGGTAAGGATGCGATCAGTATGCGGCCAGATTCGGCTGCAACGGACATTATCCCCACGCTGACCGGAACCGTGGGGAGCCAGGTACCTTATCAGCAGGTAACGATCACGATGCATTTACTGCGAACGCAGGGGCTGGCGGCGAGCTATCAGAACCGTTTTGCTTCTGATACGTCGCTGGGAGAGGTCGTTATCACGCCGGATGCCAGCACCTTCGGAAACTACACGGTCCTGAATGCATATCTGGTGAATTTTAATGAACTGACCATCAACGGTATGGATGCCGGATATGTCGTGACGATTTCCGGTTATCTGATCACCAACGATAAAATGTGGGGCTAATGGCCGTGAAAATTGACCGAAAACTGAATTTTGTCAGCACCATCACCCGCGATGACGGCTCACTGGTGTATCTGCACATTGTGCCGTTTCCGTATGAAGTCGTTGAGGAAAATTGCGTACTGCTGGGGAATCTGTTCAATAATTTTTTCTCCCTGGTGGGTTCGGTAGGTGCGCCCCGCGTGGCGGCGATGATGCTGCGAAAAATCATCAAAGCGCGGCAGGAGGCAGGAGATCTTCAGCCAGGAACGCCGAATATTGTCGATGAGATACAGCGTCTGACAACGGTCATCTGGAACGATAACGGAACCTGGAAAACGTCTTCGCTGGAGGCTGCATTCAGGCAGGAAATTATCACCGATGATGAGTACCGGGAAGTTGAGGGCGAGGTCGTTTTTTTTATGGTGAGCTCTGCCATTCAGAAAGCGAACCTGATCGCACCGACGGTGGGGAAAGCGCTCGATATGTACAGTGGGCAACTTGTGTCATTGAGCGCTATGGCGTATCGCGATTCTTTACCGACGTCGAAAACGGCTACCGATACCCCGACCCCGGAAGCCCTGCCGGAACCCTCACACATACCCTCCTGACATGGGCCTCATGCGAAGGCTTCAGTCAACTCTGCCGTGAACTGGGCTGCGGCGAATATAAAAGCCCGCTCCATTTCCGGCAGCGGTTCATTCTGGAGGAAATAAGACACAAGGGGTATTTCAATGGCGGCTAAATCCATTGTCGAAATTGATGTTCAGGACGAGAAATTTCAGTCGTTCCTGGAAAAATTCAATGAATACCAGAAAGCACTCGGCGAATTACCTGAACAATGGCGGGGGGCGGTTCACGGACTCGGCGAGGCCGCAAAGGAGACAGAACGTGTCCGGGATGGTACGGAGGGGATTACAAAAGCGTTCGCTGATGGCGTTGCGGCGTTAGCATCTGTTAATGACGGCCTCGATCGACTCAACGGTAATCTGGAGAAGGCCACAAAAACCCAGACGGAGTTTAACAAGAAGTCCGGCGGTGCGCGCAATTTCCTGAATAAAGCCAGCAAGGATGCGAAATCGCTGGCAGGTCATATCAAAGATGCCACAACCAGCCTGCTTTCATGGGGAACCGTTCTGGGGCTTTTTTCCGGGCTGGCTGGTGCGGGCGGTCTGTGGGGGCTTAACCACCTGGCCGGCAATGCCTCCGCACAACGGTTTACTGCGATGGGGCTGGGGACGACGGCAGGTGGACTTAATTCGACTGCTGTCGATTTTCAGAAAGCGCTGGGTAATCCTGTCGGAACTCTGGGCGCCATACGTGATGCGCAGCTTGATTTGAGTAAACGCTGGCAGTTCCGGGCAATGGGAGTCGATAACCCGGACAGGGATCCTGCTGAGCTTTTACCTGAAATGATAAAAGCGGCGCGTGATATTTTTGTGCGTAACGGCAGTACGCAGCAGGGGGCGGAAGCCTACGGGCTGACGAACTATTTCACCCTTGACGATCTGAACCGCTTCAAAAAAATGAGCGATGAAGAAATCGATGCGATGGCGAAACAGGCACAGCAGGACACCCGCCGCCTTCAGTTGACGGACCAGCAGCTTCGCCAGTGGCAGGATTTCAACATTCAGCTCGACCGCAGTAAGGTCAGTATCGGGAATACGTTTATCCGGGGACTGGCACCGCTGGCGCCGGAGCTGGGAAAACTTTCGGATGCCTTTTCCGGCGCGATTGAAACGGTCCTTAAATCGCCGGAACTGGGAAAATGGATTGATGGCCTTTCAGATGGTATACGCCGGTTTGGTAACTATCTGGCTTCCCCCGAATTCCAGAAAGATGTTGAAGCTTTCATATCCGGAGTGGAGCGACTTGGTCGGGTTATCGGCAAAGTCATTGACTGGATAAGTGGTAAATCCGACATCACGACGGATGACATTAAATCCCAGTCATCGATACTCAGCGACGAGAAGCGCACCGATCCCGTTACCAGTGAGACTTACACCCCGGGTGGGGATGATGATCCGCGAGTGTGGTCGTGGCTGAAAGGGGTAAAAAAATTCTTTGCATCAGGAGATGTTAAGCCGGTCGACGGGAAACAGGCTGATGTTCATGCTAAGGGGCGAACCATTGCTGACAGGTTCAATAATCCTGCGAATTTACGTTATGCCGCAGGTTATGAAACCGCCAATACCAGAAGCGGGAAATTTGCTGTGTTCCCCAGCCTAGATGAAGGTGTTCTCGCTGCTGCAAAACAACTGCAAATATACGGCACAAAGGGCATCAACAATATTCACGATATTATCAGTAAATGGGCTCCATCTAACGAGAACAATACGAAAGCATATATCGGGCATGTTGTGAATGCGACTGGCCGTAGTGAATTCGAAAAGCTGAATTTAAATGATACTAGGACGCTCGCGAAATTAATTACTGCCATGTCAGTAAAAGAAGGTGCCGGTTCCCGGTTAAGTGAAGAGAAGGTCACACAGATTATCAATAATGCCGGAGGTCATTTTCAGGAATCGCAGAAAAAATCTTTGCAGGATATAAATCCATCCGACAGCGTGCGGGGACAATATCTTGCCCAGTATGGTTCTGAATTGCCCGGTACCAGCACAAGTAACCCTGTCGTACAACCAGTACAACAGGGTTCGGGGAAAACTGACCAGATACTGCAACAAATTCTGGATAACCAGAAGCGTGGCCATGCTCAGGGACTTGTTGTTTATAACAATACCGGCGGTAATGCAGTTGTATCCAGTACGCAACTTGGAGGGTTCGGTTAATGTCATTTACCCGCGAGCTCTACAAGCTCGGTTTTGAAATCTCCCCGGTTATTCTCTGCGATGGTGTGGCGCAGAGTATACCCGGCGGCATGTTGCCGATAGTCGCCCTGACCCAGAGCGCCAGCTACGTTTCAGGTCTGATGGGGGGCGCTATTGAACTGACGGATCTGGATAAGTATTTCTGCCACTGGCGAGCGGCGCCCGGTGGGACAATGGTTGATTACGACATTGGTCGTTATCCGTTTGCAAATCAGGCGGTGGCAGCCAACGCGCTTCTCTCGCAGCCGCTGCGCATTCCAATGCTGATGGATGCGCCGGTAAATGAAAACACCGGCGCCATGACAAAGCTGGTCACGCTGAGTTCGTTGCAGGCCGTATTGCAGGCACACGCCAGTCTTGGCGGAACGTTTATTGTGGCAACGCCAGGTATTATTTACAGCAACTGTATACTGAGAACGGTGCGTGATGTTACCGGATCGAATGATGCCTTACCGCAGCGGCAATGGTTATGGGATTTTGAGCAACCACTGCTTTCTGAAACCGGGGCTGAACAGGCGATAAACAGTTATCTGGGCAAGATTGATAACGGGGACAAGGCAACAGAAAGCGCCTGGACCAGTACCATCTCGGCGATTGGTAATACCTCACTCGGCAGTAGTGTATCGGGTGCGGTTATTGGCTTAATCGGAAAACTGAGCGGGGCATTTAATTTATGAGCATGGCGTATTATCCCTTCTCCGGTAACGAACAGAAAAGCATGGTCTTTACTCCCGTTCTCGATGGTGAAGTTTATAACTGCCAGACGAAATGGAATATTGCCGCCCAGCGCTGGTACCTCAATATCACGGATAACTCAGGCCGTCGGCAATTGACAATACCGGTTATTGGTTCCCCAAAGAATTACGATATTAATTTACTGGTGGGGGCATTCAGCAAAACCAGAATGGTATGGCGTGTTTCTGACGGTCAGATTGAGGTATTTAACTGATGCGTTTCTACGACATTCAGATTTTTAATGCTCCGGATGCTAAGGGCAACCCCGGTACGCTGTACAGACAGTACAGTAGCATGAAAAACGGGGTATTTAACCCGGGGTGCCTGATGGTTGAATTCGACCTTCTCCGTTTTGGTGAATCCACTCCCAAAGGGCAGAGCTGCATCACTGTCTGGGGCATCAGTCCGCAGGAAATGCAACAGGCCAGACAGGATATGTTTGGCATGACCATAAAAATGTGGGTGGGAATGTCAAAAGGGTTGCCGCTGGCGAAACCGGAACAGCGTGGACTGGTGCTGGAAGGGACCATCTGGCAGGTGCTGGGGAACTGGCAAGGGACCGAGTTACGGCTGGATCTTATTGTGACCGCCGGCCCTGTGTCTGACATTAACCCACTACCGCTGGCACCCGTAAATTTAACGGTGCCGTGGAACAAAGGGGTTAAGCTTTCTGTCGCGCTGACGCAATGCTTTCAGACGCTGGGAGGTGACTATCGGTTCTCAGTCAGTATCAGCGATCGCCTGGTGAATAATTATGACAGCAATATGTTTTGCGGCAGTCTCCAGGAGCTTGCGACCAGACTTAACTCGCTGAGTAAAAGCATCATTAAGGACAGTAATTATTCTGGTGTTGAAATAGCGATGGTGAACGGCAGGGAGATCCGCGTATTCGATAACGATTTTGCTAACCACCAGGATAAAGATTCCAAAAAAAGCGCCTCTTACAGAAGTAAAAATCCCGTGCAAATTGAATTTACCGATCTTGTTGGTCAACCGACATGGATCCAGTTTGGTACGGTATCCATTCCCTGCGTTATGCGCAGCGATATTCAGGTGGGCGATTATATCCGGATGCCGAAGAAATTAAGGCCGATGATCCAGGCATCGTCATACTCACAGTTTCGTGATGACTCGGCTTTTACGGGGGATTTTCTGGTGTCTTCGGTCCGTCTGGTGGGTAACAGCAGGCAACCGGACGCAAACAGTTGGGTAACTGTTATCGAGGCGCATCCAACAGGGGGGATTGCTGCAACATGAGTATAAATAAAAAACTCAATTTTGGCGGCAATATGAATAATTTCGCCGACCAGAAAATAGCCGCCGCTATGCAGATGGCCGGAAAGATTTTACCCGCAGAGGTCGTCAGTCAGTCCGGGAAAATGGTCACTGTTACCTTTTTGCTGCGGGACATTCCCTACACGTTACCTCAGTTGACCATTCCGCTATTCGGCCCTCAGTACATCAGATACCCGATGCAAAAAGGAGATAAGGGGATAGTCATCCCGGCGGATACCTACCTGGGCGGCGCCAGCGGCCTCGGAGGGGGAACGGCTGATCTGACACCCCCCGCAAATCTCAGTGCGCTGGTGTTTTTACCCATCAGTAACACGGAGTGGGAGAACGTCGATGGTCAGGTACTGACGCTGTACGGACCGGAGGGGGTAACCATTCGTGATGCGAAAAGCAACACTACGTTTCTGCTCACACCGGAAAGTATCACGATTGCCACACCTGAAAAATTCGAAGTGACGGTGGGCAGTACAGCTCTGACGCTCACCGCTGGTACCTGGTCGCTGACAGGGAAGAGTGGAACACTGACTGACAGTGCGGCCAGCACCAGCCCGAAAATCATGCTGGAGGGCTGGGAAAAGCTGGTTCAGTGGGTTAATAGCCACAGGCACAGCAATGGTAATGACGGACAGGATACCGGAGGGCCAACGTCACAATTCAACGGGAGTATTACCGAATGAGGACATACGGACGAGATAAAGACGGGAAGTGGGTAACGGTCACGACTGACGAAAACGGGTTTAACGATTCTGTGTATCTCACAACGCTGGTGCAGAATCTGAAGCTGTCCCCGCAGGAGTCCCCGTTTTTTGCTAACCACGGTATACCGGCTAACGGCTCAGTTATTCAGCAGATACTGCCGACTTTTTATGTTAACCGGCTCCAGCAGCAGTTCAGCAAATATTTTTCCTCTCTACAGATTGCGCTGGCGGATGTTGATCCCCCTGTTTACAACATTTCGGCGATTACTAACTCAGGCTCTAAAATAGTGGCTCAGGTGTATGTATGAGTGATTTACCCATTAGTTATGATATTGCCGGCCCTGTTCCTAAAACGACGGATGAACTCCGGCAACTGGTTATTGATACTGCAACAGCGCTGTCCCCGGGGATAACCACAAATCTACCAGGATCGCTGATTGAAGATATGGTCAGTACGAGCGTCGGTGCGCTTGTGGTATGTGATCAGGCGCGGGTTGACCTGATTAACTCATGCAGCCCGTATTCGGCAAATGTACACCTGCTGGCGCAACTGGGTGATATGTACGGCGTTCAGAAAGGGCAGGGTACCAATACATCGGTTTATGTGGTGTTCAGTGGCCCGCCCGGGTTTGCTATACCGAAAGGTTTTATGGTCGGGGATGGAACCTACACCTATACCGTTCAGCGTGACACGATGATCCCGGAAAGTGGACAAACGGAGCCTGTCTATTGCCTGGCAACAACCGGGGGCTCCTGGGCAGTACCTGCGGGAACTGTAAATCAGATAAAAACCTCAGTACCGAATACATACAACCTGACCTGCACCAACCTTACCGCTGGATTACCCGGCGCGCAGGAACAGACTTTTTCTTCATACCGTGCCCAGGTATTCCAGGCGGGTATGTACGGTGTACAGGGAACGCCTGACTGTTACCGGATTGAACTGAAAAATGTTTATGGTGTACAGGAGAATCTGATCTCATACCGACAGGCATCGCTGGGGGCATGGGTAGCGATTGCTGGTGGCGGCGATCCTTATGAAGTGGCTTACGCTATCTATAAAGCTGTGCCAGATATCTCCGTACTGACGAATGATGTAGTGAATCCATCAGGCGCTGCGGTGGATAAAAAAACGATACCGATCATTGTGTATCCGGATACGTATCACGTGCCGTTTGTAGTGCCATCATCACAAAACGTTACGCTTTTAATCACCTGGAATACAGCCTCAACCAGCTATATCGATCCAACCGGGATTGAAAAAGCAGTGCAGCAAAGCATTGCTGATTACATTAACGGAATTGCAACGGGTGAACCAATAAACATTTTCCTGATTCGGGATATTTTTCTTAATCAGGTTAAGGGGCTTGTATCTTCAAACCTTGTATCAATGATTGATATTCAGGTTGGAATAAACGGAAAAATTGTCCCACCTGCAACCGACTCCAGCCTGGTTTATGGTGATACTTACGCCTATTTTTCCACTTCATTTTCACAAATTCAGGTTAAGCAATATGGCAGCTCTTCTTGAAAGCATTATTCCGGCCTACCCCTATACGCAATATAATGACGATCCGGATATAGTTGCCTTTTTTGATGCTTATAACAAACTGGCACAGGAGTATCTTGATTACTTTAACAACCTGAATTTACCTTGCTGGACCTCCCCGGCGATTACCGGTGAGTTGCTGGACTGGATTGCGGCGGGTATTTATGGGGAATCACGCCCCTTACTTCAAATCTCCGAGGATGCCATTGCTCGTGGGGCGTATAACACTATTGAGTACAATAATGTCGCGTATGCAAAACTGAGAAATTATGTTCCCGGCTCAGCGTCATATGTTCCGGACGACTATTTTAAACGGATACTGACATGGAATTTTTATAAAGGCGATGGTTCGCACTTCTGTATCAACTGGTTCAAACGACGGCTTGCACGCTTTATACATGGAGATAACGGAATAGACCCACCTGTACAGTCCACTTTTGATATTAGTGTAATGCCCGATAAGGGCATTTTTTTTGTCTCCATTCCTGACTATGGCGATGGTGTCGGACACTTTCTTAAAGATGCAATTGACCAGTCGCTGGTGAAACTCCCTTTTATTTATACCTATTCGGTAACGGTGGTTGAGCAATGATTATTGGATTCGGAAATAATGTCGTCTCCTCACTGGCGGCTGATATTACCGCCAGCCAGACGACCATTCAGGTGATGCCTGGTGTGGGAGCGATGTTTGCTAATTTGCTGACCAGCGATTATGCAAACAGCTCAAACCCTCTTAAAACTTACGCCAAAATTACACTGACAGACGCAAAAGAAACAGTTTTTGAGGTATGCCATCTGACTGCAGTTAATAATGACATGCTGACGGTTATTCGCGGTCAGGAAGGTACAACAGCGAAGGGATGGTCACTGAATGACGTTATAGCGAATTTTGCGACGCGAGGATCTGAAAATCAGTTTGTACAAATTGAAGAGCTCCAGAGTGGGCATTATGTCGCTGGTGTGGCCGGAGGTACAGAAAATAATCTGACGCTGGAGTTACCAGCAACTTATTTCGTCAATGGTGGAGTTGACTGGACATTGCGCACTCCACTTGTGGTTATTCCGGCGCTAAACAATACCGGAGCCAGCACTCTGCAACTGACGATGGGAGGACGTGTGCTTGGCATATTCCCACTATACAAGGGGAATAAAGCAGAGTTATCGGCCAATGATATTATTAAAGATATTCCTGTCTTATGCGTTCTGGATAATACAAAAACCTATTTTTCTGTGCTTAATCCCCTGGAGATTTATTTGGGATCACGGTATTTGCAGAAGGACCAGAACCTGTCCGACGTACCGGATAAGGCCAAAGGTCGGTCCAGTCTTGAGGTCTACAGCAAAACCGAAAGTGATGAAAACTACATGGCTAAAAGCCAGTGTGGTGCGGATATCCCGAATAAGCCGCTGTTTGTACAAAATATCGGAGCGCTTCCTGCCAACGGTACGGCTGTTGCAGCGAACAGACTGGCATCACGCGGCAGGTTACCGGCACTGACTGGCACGACAAGAGGCAGTGATGGCGGTCTGATAATGGGCGAGGTCTACAACAATGGCTATCCGACGCAATACGGAAATATTTTGCGTCTGACCGGAACCGGTGATGGGGAAATCCTCATTGGCTGGAGCGGGACAAACGGTGCGCCAGCGCCCGCATATATTCGCAGCCATCGAGATACCGCCGATGCTGAGTGGTCCGAATGGGCAATGCTCTACACCACACTAAACCCACCTCCGGATTCGCATCCAGTAGGGGCGCCGATAGCATGGCCGTCTGATGCTACCCCAGCCGGTTACGCCCTGATGCAGGGGCAGTCCTTCGATAAATCTGCTTACCCGTTACTGGCTATAGCGTATCCGTCCGGCATTATCCCTGACATGCGAGGCTGGACAATAAAGGGTAAGCCCATCAGTGGACGTGCTGTACTGTCGCAAGAAATGGACGGCAACAAATCGCACTCGCACACCGCGCGGGCGCAGGATACTGACTTAGGGACAAAATCTACCTCATCCTTTGATTACGGCACGAAATCGACCAATACCACGGGCAATCATACTCACCAGTTCGGCGGTTATATCAATTCATACTGGGGAGATTCCAATCACACCTCATTTCAGCCTGGAGGTGGTGCATGGACACAGGCCGCTGGCGACCATGCGCATACAGTTTATATCGGAGGACACGAGCACACCATGTATNNCAATCTGCGTTCAGATACTAACGAATTTATTGGTGCAGGTGATGCGTATATTCCGCCGCACACAGGACTACCGGCAAACTGTACTGATATCGCCCCTCCTGATATTCCCGCCAGTCATATTGCTATATTTGACGCTGAAACCCAGACATGGAGTTTGCATGAGGATCACCGCGGCGAGATGGTTTACGACACAACAACCGGCAATCAGGTTTATATCTCCGCTCCTGGTCCGTTGCCCGAAAATGTCACATCAGTTTCACCAGGTGGTGAATACCAGAAATGGGATAGTAAGGCTAAGGTCTGGGTAAAAGACGAAGCGGCTGAAAAAGCAGCGCAGCTTCGTCAGGCGGAAGAAACCAAAAACAGGCTCCTGCAAATAGCATCTGAAAAAATCGCGCCGTTACAGGATGCTGTTGATCTTGATATCGCAACAGATGATGAGAAAGCGCAGCTCGACGAATGGAAAAAATACAGGATACTGGTAAACCGGGTGGATACCTCAAATCCAGACTGGCCGGAGAAACCAGCTAGCCATTAATGATTGGCGGGATTAGTTTTTACCACTGTGGAAGATAGAAACGCGCACAGAGAGATTATAATGCCTTGGTGCTGAGCTGACATAACCATAAAAATATGGTTATGTCAGCCAGCTAAAAATTATTTATTCCACTGACAGATTATTCCAAACTCAGGTGGTCTCATTGTACCCTCTGGATACTTTTTACACCAATCTGGTGGAGGCGGTAAAACAATATCGCCTATGTCTAGTCCGCCCGGTTTGTGATCTGGAGGAGGGGTACTGGCAGCCATCGCAGATGTGGAAAAAGCTGCTGCCGACAATGCAAAAACCAGGACTAAAAATATGTTCTTAACGTGTCTCATAATATCACCCGTGAATATTCAGACTATCCTTACTGTTGACTTCCTTCATTTCCAGCATAGTTCACGCTTCATCGTCATTGAATAAACAATTAAGTTTGTTGAGCGAAAATTTACTTAAAGAAAAAATAATAAGCATCGATATTTTTCTTTTTTTCAGGTTTTCAACGCATGCCCGAATAAACGTGCGCAGATGGTGAAAAATCTGGTTGGCCATAAAAAGGTTTAAAGATAAATGCAAGTGCTTATCTGTTGCGATATCAATTAAATTAATCTTGTTTTTTTATTCATACCCTTGCCAAACAGATATGTAGCAAGAAAATATGATACTAAGTAAAGTTGGCATGTAGTCTAGAGTTAGGGGTAGTATATATTCTTAACTCCAATAGGACTGCTCTATATATAAATATATTAATTGCATATTTTATTTTTAAAGTCAACGATTTCTATGAATCACACGTTAAATATCACACTCCATTTTTAGGCTTATATTTGTCCCAACCAACTAATGAAAAAACATCTTCGTGTGAAATAGCCTCACCATTAAGAAAAAATTTAACATTTTGTTTTACCAGATCATCATGTCGATTCCGATATACCCATCTTAGCTCATGTGCTGTAATAGAATTACCATGCTTTCCTGTTTTATTTGCGATATCACTTATAGCATCAACTAAATTGTCAATGACAAAAATAACTGACCGTTCCCTTAATCGTGTTTGGAATTCAAGACCGGCTTTACTTGTTTTTATCCAGCACTCCTCATTGGATAAGTCTGAATATTTATCTTCGGTAATATTGTATTTTTTATGTTGAGATAAAAATTCTCTAAAAAAAGTCCCTCTCTGAACATCATTCAATCTTTCTGCTATCTTCTCATCTTTATTAAACACGGCTCTATTCTTCCTGTCCCAGACCGCATCTGTTAATGTATTTTGAATAATAATATCTTTTTTTGAAAAATAATATAACGAATTAACTAAAGTATTTACTCGATCTCTTGCCTTACATAAACCATAAACCACATCTCCAGGCTGAAAACTTAACGCATCTCCTGCAGGTTTGTTACTAAAGGTAATATCACTCCTGGTAAGAAATTCAGGATTAAGCTTAACATAACCATCGGTACTAATATCTATATGTGCAGGCAGATTGCAGGTTGGTATTTCCCATACAATAGGGGTCCTTGAGGATAAATTGATAGACTTTAAATTAACAGGAAGCTTAACTGGAAGTTTAATATTATCACAAAAGTTGATACTTAATTTTTTTAGCTTATCAGGCAAAATATCATCTATAACAGTACCGGGAACTGTTTGTATAAGTTCAATACTTAGTTCTTTTAACCCCTCAGGTAACATTTTCATTAATGGCAAGAAAGGGCAATTTTGTAAGTCTAATTTATCTAATTTATATGGTAACTCAGCACATAATATTTCAGGGAAATTTTGCAATGACAAAGAAGATAGATGCGGAGGAAGGGGAGGCAAAAATTTACCATAGCACGCAGTAAAACTCTTTAATCCATAAGGTAATGCGGGGAAAGTATAATTTTCTTCATATGCCTGCATATCTATAGATAGTGACTCTAAGCTATCTGGGAAATATGAAATTTTAATGGTCTGATTTCCAGATATAGTTAAACTTTTTAACCCATCAGGAAGATTTGGAATAGACTCCAGTGTATAGCATGAAGATAAATTCAACTCGGATAAATTATCAGGAAATACCGGAATAGAGGTAACATGATGAGCAGTAATTGATAAGCTCCCGGTATGATTTGCTTCTATTATTTTGTCGTAAATACTATTACGCTCCTCCTTCTCAATATCTGGGGATTCTATTCTCCATTTATTTAATAACTCAAGGTTTGATGTCGCCTCGTTACTTGTATATGCATATTGCAATATGGCTGGTTGGAATCCTATTTTCATGCGCTTTTTCAATCTATATGTCAATACCAAGCTATCATTATTACATTTATTTTCATTCAGGCAAGATTTAGAACCTAGCCTAATACCGATCGTTTAAGAAGCTGTTAGCCGATTCAGCAACATGGAGAATTTGAAGACAATCCGGTGGGATGGATTACCGCAGTCACGTTGTCTGCAAGAACGTGACTGCGGTAGGCCGGCTGCTGTTTAGTCAGGACTGACTGTAACCGTGTTTATAGGTTTATAGATCGTATAGACCTCTATTGTGATGTAACGTCGTATGTTGATCAGCAGATCGTATGCTGACGATTTCAAAAGTACATAATTAAGTACATTTTTATATGTCACTTTTGTTTAATTCTATTTAATTCAGTGGGTTGCGATTTTGTTTTCGTAATCGTGGAAGAGGAATGTGCTCTGTATGCTGTCGTTTTTAACTGTCACTTGATGTACACGCCTGATGTTATCTGTATATGAAATATTTTATTCTTTTATTTTGTCGTTGATTGATTGTATTTGTACACCAATTGATATCGTTGCTAATGTTCGTACATGCGATGGTGAGTACATAAACATTAAAATCATTGAGTACAAAATACTAAAATGACCATCAGCGACACTAAACTACGCTCCCTCTATGGTAAACCATATTCCGGTCCATCTGAAATTACTGATTCTGATTTAGTACTGTATGGAATTTAGGCCAGGGGCAATCTGGCCGGGATCTCAAAAAATGCATGGACTAAAACGGGTCTATGTACAGAGGGACACAACGCTGTGTCCCTTAATTTCATGCGGGTTGAGGCTGGACTAGGCCCAGGCCAGTGGCAGGATGGATGACAGAACACTCGGGAAATATTTTCTGGCATGACGTTGCATACTATCCGCCACAACGCTGGTACAGGTAAAGGCGCCATGGAGGCCGTGAAAACGGTCGGACCAGTCGGTAAACTGTTCGCTGGACGGGAAGATCGCCGGAGACAGCTCCCAGGCTTTCTGCATCAGCGCCTCCGCATAGCCTCTCAGGGCCGGCGGAGAGTCATGCTCAGTGCCGAAAATGGCGCTGGAGGAATAGCGTGCGAATGCGGTACTGAGACAGAACAGGGTTTCCGCCTGCTTCTGTGGGGTGGCGTCAGTCAGGTGATAAGCACTGAGGATGTGCTGGTAGTGTGCCGGGCTGAGTTTGCCTTCAGGAAGCAAGGGGTCAAAAATGCTGGTCAGACGCGACACTGAGGCATCATCAATCAACTTTACGGTGGAATGTTTCTGGTTCGTGGCGGCAATAAACTGCTGGTTCAGTTCCCCGTGCTCTTCAGTGCTGAGGATGATATCAATCAGTTCCCCAAAGCGTCGCTGCACGGCCTGCTGATTAAATGCGGCGAGAAACACCGGAAAGTCATGACGGAATAACTCTACCGGGGAGATTTGCGCGGTGGAAACGTTCTCTCCGGCTCGCAGCAGGTAAAAGTTGTCCCATGTGGTGTCAGGAGTAGGGTTTAGCATTGTTAACAGCGTGTCAGTGGAGAGCATCATCGCCGTGTCTGAATCCTGGGAGGAAAGCAGCAGGAAATTATCTGCAGCGCGGGTTGTCCAGTCCGGGCTGCCGTCATAATTGCCGAAGAGCCCATTATGGATGTGGGGAGACACCGCCGGGTGAGCAAGATACTGTTCATAAAGCGCTGCAGCTTTCTGGCGGGTGCCATCAGTGCAGTCCACGCCTGTCATACAGTGTAAAATCACCTGATTAAAGAGTCCGCTGTGAGTGGTCATGGCGGCGCTGTTCCTGTCAAACGAATCCAGCAACACAGGCAGTATGCGCTGCTGATAATATGTGTCAGGAGCCGGCAGGGGAACGTCATTATAGGTCTGGCACTGGTGGGCAAAAAAACGTTCCTGAACAGGCCTGATCCACTCGCTGATAAGCGTACTTTGCGTATAGGGGGGGTGGGCCAGTACGCTCACCAGCGAACTTTCAACTGGCCGGATACCTGCCTCTGTTAAACGGCCGCCCCGCAATGACTTCACCAGGTCTTCCATTGCCCGGACTTTTTCCTGACTGTATTTATCGGGCAGGCTGTCAATGGTCATCAGAATACTTTTACCATTATTGTGCTCATGATTTAAAAATCCATCCAC